TTTTATAAAGAAGCAAACTACCCGTTTGACTTAGAAAAGTTGACATACAGATAAGAATATGATACAATAACAACATGCGTATATTAACACTTGACAACGAATTCTATAACTTAGAAACTCTCCCAGAAGAAATTGATGACCTACGTTTTGCAATACTAGATAATAGTAATCCCACAAACGTAGATTATCACTATATTCCACTAATCTTTTTAGAATCATTTAGTAGCCCTGCACTTGTATTAAAGATTGGTAACAGTACGATTAAGATGCCCATTGATTGGCAAATATTGATCGGTGAACAAGAACATGGCGACTTAGAAACATTACCACTAACTAGTATCAATGATAGAGGGTTCAATGCGTTTGAGTTTAACCCATTAACTAGTTTTAGTCCAAGTTTTGTACCTATTGAGATTGTAGACATTTACCATGATGTAACATGGTATGCACCCCGATTGAAGAATGGACAATTCTTATGTGTACCATTAGATGATGGAGTAAAACCTAGATGTGTATATTTTGTAAAAGAGATTAGTCGTAACTGTGAGATTGTAGATTATAGTCAGGCATTCTAATGGCAACTAAAAAGACAGCTATTCCCGCAGACGAGAAACTAGAGAATCAAGACTTTAACTTGTTTGAAGCTATTGCGGCATTAGACAAGAAAGACTATGATTATTACGATAGACTTACTCCTGAACAGCAACGTAAGTTTGTCCCGTTTATGTTAATCAAGTGGTTAAGTTATGTAAAGGGTTCTAGTGATATTGCAGGATACTATGCAATGAGTACAGAATATCACGCTAATAAATACTTCTTTAATGAGAATGTATCAAAGCATCCTAAACTACAATGGTATATGATGTGTGCGGCAAGCCCCGGCAAAGGTAAACAATATCATCAGTGGTTACCACAGATTAAAGAACGTGTAAGTTTGTTAAAAGAACCAGCACAAGTAAAAGAAATCAAAGAATACTTTACAAAGATTTATCCTAAAGCAAACAGTGAGGATTTAACAGAGTACTCAAAACAGTTTGTGCAAGGGCAAAGAAAGAAAATGCATCTTGCAGAAATATACCCCCATTTAAAAATAGCAGACATAGAAGTACTAAGCCAGACAGTAACAGATGAAGATATCACTCAATACGAAAAAGACAGAGGCAACTGATAAGACAATCAAGTATGGTTGTGATTTTTGCAATAGAGAATTCCTACGTGAATCTACTATGGCTAAGCACCTATGCGAGAACAAACAACGTTGGATGAACAAAGACCTACAAGGCAATCGTATTGGCTTTCAGTCCTGGCTACAGTTTTATAAAAAGAATACTTCAACTAAAAAGAATAAGACATACGAGGAGTTCATTCGTAGTGCTTACTACACTGCCTTTGTAAAGTTTGGAACTCATTGTGCAAATATCAATGCAATAAACATTAGTAGATACGTAGATTGGTTACTGAAGAATAACATCAAAATTGATACTTGGGCTAGTGATAGCGTCTATACAAAGTATTTAATTGAGTATCTGCGTATTGAAGATCCGTTAGATGCTATTGCACGTAGTGTCCAAACTACTATGGATTTAGCAGAGAACGAAGGCATTGTACCTAAAGACTATTTGTGTTATGGTAATACTAACAAGGTATGTCATAGTATTACCAATGGTAAGATTAGTCCTTGGATGTTATATCAGAGTAGTAGTGGCGTAAAGTTCTTAGATAGTTTAAATGAATCACAGGTCAAGATGATTATTGACTATATCAATCCAGAGTTATGGAAGATTAAGTTTAATCGTGAACCAGAGAATGTGAAACAAGTTAAGGAGTTATTGAATGCTGGCGGGTACTAGAGTTCGTATACCTTGGAAAAAGGGAGATACTATAGATTGGGATGAAACCTGTGCTTGGGCGATAGAACAGTTTGGTTTGCCAGGAGATAAGTTTGAGACACACTCAACAGAAGATTATATGGATTTTTATTTCACCGATGAGTGTGATGCTATCTTATTTGAGTTGAGATGTGGTTAACGTGCGACAAGTAACATTGTACATTGATATTGATAGAACCTTGGAAATAGTACATGAGTTAAAACGTCACGGTTGGTTTATGGGTAAAGATTTTGATTTTGCGTGCCATAAACCAACCTATGATAACTTTAGTGGATCTAATTGGGAACCAGAACTAGAGAGGCATACTGTGTTTACTTTTTACAACGATATTAATGCAAGTTATTTTATGTTGAGGTGGGGATGATATATGAACATTATGACTATGATGCTGGATGGAAAAACACTAAACCCGGTTGGTATGAATGTACAGTACGTGCTAAACATCTTGTCAAATACAATGAAATAATTAAATGGTTAGAAAATAATATTGGCAAACACGAACGTCATTGTAGATGGTGCGTAACCGATGATGACCTAATCAGCTTTAAGTTTAGATATGAAAGAGATTATATTATGTTCACATTGAGGTGGAGTTGATGGCAACAATACCTCAAATACAAGACTATGATGATGACGATCCAGAAATAGATAAACGAAAGAATCGTTGGAACTATTGGGAAGCATTGAAGAAAGTTCGTAAAGAATATATGGAACAAAATCGTGAGTTTGACGCATATGATTTTGAAGATTATCTTACTGGACAATATGGCTTAAAGATGAACATAGTCAATGGTAACATAACGGATGGTTATGAGATTGTTGATGAAAAGAAGTACCTAATATTTTTATTAAAATTTCAATGAACAATACACCCTTTCCCATAACATCTTTACAAAAAGGTAAATTTCTAGTATCATGGCCTAAGTGGGGCAACATTAAAACGTTTGATATTAAGAAAAAACTGTTAGATGTGCTATTTGAAGATATCGGTAGTGATGAAGTTGGTATTAGTATTTCGATTGTAAAATACGAACTTGATATTATGTGGATTACATTAAACACTTGGGCACAAGACGTTAATGGAGAATATGCTAGATACCTAGAAGATATGTATGAGATTAAAGGTGTAGCATTCAATAGTGAAAATGAAGCCTTAAAGCTACAAGATTACTTAGAGAAAAAATATATTTGGAAAACATTACAGGCATAATATGGCAAATGATATAATGATTGATATTGAAAGTTTAGATACAACACCTAACTGTGTTATCTTAACTATTGGCGCAGTAAGATTCGATCCTAAGGGTAGTGGTGTAGTTGAACGTTTAGAGTTGAGACCTACAATTGAGGATCAAACAGAAATTTATAATAGGAGCATAAATGAAGATACATTACGTTGGTGGAGTGAGCAGAGCCCTGAGGCACTTGAAGAAGCTATGGGAGATAGCGGACGACTACCATTTGCTGAATGCATGGAGATCCTTTATAAGTTTTGTTGGAACCGTCGTGCTGTCTGGAGTAACGGTGCTTCCTTCGATTGTGTCGTTATGGAGTCTGCTTGGCGGCAGGTAAGTGACAAGCCTAATCCTATCCCCTGGCCTTTCTGGTCTATTAGAGATACACGAACATTGTTTGAAATAACAGGTGTCAGTCTCAAAGATGGTGGACATACCACAAGTCACAAGGCAGTAGAAGATGCCGAAAGACAAGCAATCGTTGTACAAAAAGCTTATACTAAACTTATTAAAGCAGAACTGGTAGCACCACCAAAATGAGAATTGATTCAGATATTGACATTGACTTTGGTGATAGAGATAAGTTATTACAACTTATCAAACACACCCCTGCCGCTATGCGTAATGCTAACCCCATGCGTAAACACGCTACTGGTGTTTATATTACAGAGATACCATATGACCCGGTCAATGATATGGCGGCAATTGATTATGTTGTAGCAGAACAGCGTGGATATTTTAAATTAGATTTGTTGAATGTTCACGTTTATTCACAGGTACGTGATGAGTTGCATTTAGCAACATTGATGCGTGAACCTAACTGGGATAACTTAAATAAAAAAGAGTTTGTTGAGAAGTTGATTCACTTGGGAAATCATTATCAATCATTACAGAAGATGCCTAGTTCTGTTGATAGTATCCCTAGACTAGCTATGTTTTTAGCATTGATTAGACCGGCTAAAAGACATTTGATTGGTCAATCTTGGTCTGAGGTATCAAAGACTATATGGGATAAGAATACTGATGGGTATAGTTTTAAAAAGAGTCACGCTGTCGCATATGCACATTTAGTAGTTGTCCATATGAACTTGTTAGAAGAAGCTTAAACGATTCTTTTTACTAGAGTAATGCTACGGCGTTTACTTCTACGTTTGTTTAGTTCAGATATGCTACATATTGGACCATGTATGATAGTTAAGCTTTTGTTATTAAAAGTACGAAGATACGGCTTGAATATAGTCCATTCTTCTTTTAAGAATAAGTTAATAGGTATAAGTCTATTACTCTCCCACCACCAAACATCACCTAATTCTAAGAATCTTTCTTTAACAATATTATCCATTATTGCCCCGTAATCGTAAATAGTGGTTACTATATCATCTCTATTTTGAACTATACCAACATAATCTTGGTTGGCGTGCGAACATATAGTTATGAACGGGTGGTTTACTGTTAGTTTATTGAAAAATTCGTTTGTAATCATTGTTATTCTTATTACCGAAATATTTATCACAGGAAGATATGGCAATATATTTTGATAAATATCATTATGTACTCAACTCAAGTTTTCGTCTATACTCAAAGACAAATCGTTATACTTTTAACAGGATTTTCCCCAAGGAGCTATATGCCTCAGTATGCCAAACCACTTACACTTAATAAAGGTGTAGATAATCAGATTCAGTTTCAGTTCTTAAACCAAGAACAAAAACCCGTAGATATTACAGGAAAATCAATAACCTGCAGAATTATCAACTATGAAGGTAATGTGGTCCTATTACAAAAAGCATTAACATTGCAACTACCCGCAACTGGTATTGCCGCATTGTTTTTAAACTCGGCTGACCTAGCAAGTATTGACGCACAGAAATGTTATTATTCATTAGAGATTCCTGTAGGTGAATTTGATTACCCTGTATTTGTTGATAGTAATGCAGGAGCACGTGGTGATATGAATATTGTTAACAGTGTACTACCCAGCTTTATTCCATCAATGCCAATCAGCATCCCAACAGGACAAGACTTTCCTAACCTACATCCAGATGGTAACGGTGAAAGCAATATAACTTATTACACCAGTGTAGTTGATACAAATGATAGCTCAATATTGACCCTGCAAGCACAATATAGTGATTTTTATGGCAACGTTGTTATTGAAGGTTCTACTATTGTTGATGGTGATTGGTATCCTATATTGACCGATACTTATACGGCTGCGACTGATACAAAAGGTTATGTAGTTCAAGGTTATCACCCATATGTCAGAATGCAATTTGAAAGCAATAACGGTGCAGTAACCAATATATTATCAAGATAATCAACCTAATCTATTGTTTATCTCTGGTAGTTGTGTTATACTACATAGATGTTTGATATCCTATCAATAATTCCCGGTAAAAAGAAAATCACGCACGGTGGATGGAATAGTTTTAATGCTATCTGCTGTAGCCATCGCGGGCATAAAACTGATACACGTGGGCGTGGTGGTATTAAGTTTGATGGGCAATTTAATTGGTCATATCATTGTTTTAACTGTGGGTTCAAATGTGGGTTTATGTTAGGTAAGAGCATTACACAAAATACAAAATATTTGTTACAATGGTCTGGTATTGATAGTACTCAAATAAGTAAATGGAGTTTAGAAAGTTTACAACATAAAGATTTACTAGACTTCACTAACTTAAAAAAACAAAAATCAAAAATAAAATTTAAAGAACATACATTGCCTGAAGGTGAGTTAATCGATATTAATAACTCATTGCACAAAGTATACATTGATTATTTGTCTGCGAGGTCGATAAATTATAATGACTACCCGTTCTTAGTTACACCTAATGACACTGGCAGACAGTCAAACAGAATCATTATACCTTACACTTATAACAATAAGATTGTAGGGCATACGAGCAGATTCTTAGATAACAAAATCCCTAAGTATATTAACGAGCAACAACCTGGCTATGTATTTGGTTATGACTTTCAGAAACCCGATTGGGAAGTATGTTTGTTAGTTGAAGGTATCTTTGACGCATTAAGCTTAAATGCCTGTGCGTTAACACACAATACAATCAATGACGACCAAGCACAGATTCTAGCACAACTTAATAAACGTATTATCTTTATTCCTGATAGAGATAGTACAGGTTTAGAAACGTGTGATAGAGCATTAGAGTTGGGTTATAGTGTTAGTATTCCTAATTGGGATGACGATGTTAAAGATGTAAATGACGCGGTAGTTAAGTATGGTAAGTTGCCTACATTACTCAGTATATTGAGTAGTGCAACAACTAGTAAAATCAAAATAGAACTACAGAGGAAGAAAATTGAAAAAAGATTACGAAAATAAAAAAGATTACGGTATTGAGATGCAAAAG